GGCGTTACCATCGCGGCGGGTGAAAAAGCCCTTGTGTATTGCAACGGCGCTGTGGGTTCGGACTACGTAAAGATAACTTCCACCACCCTAAACAACTTTACGGTCGATGGGACAACTGCGCCAGGCTACATCAGCATACCCCAAAATGCACAGACTGGAAGCTACACGCTGGTATTAGCCGATGCGGGCAAGCATATTTACCATGCGTCTGGGGCAGGAGTTGCGACCTACACAATCCCAGCTAACGCTTCAGTAGCTTACGCAATTGGTACAGTGGTATCCTTTGTTAATCTGTCCGCTAGCGCAGTGACAATTTCCATAACTTCTGATACCCTTACATGGTCACAAGGGGGTGGCACTGGAAGCCGGACACTAGCTCAATACGGCGTAGCCAACTGCCTTAAAGTTACTTCTACACAATGGATACTGACTGGTTCTAACGTAACATGAGCGGCATTCTTAACGCATTCGTTGGCGGTAGTTACGGTTTTAAGCCGATTAACACAGTCGCGCCTGTCGTTTCTGGTGGCACTACTTTTGGTTCAACACTGTCCACAACCAACGGTACGTGGTTTGTCGCTCCTCCCATAACCAGCTACACCTACCAGTGGTATCGCAGCCCCAGCACAGCCATTGGCGGGGCAACTTCAAGCTCATATACGCTAGTGCAGGCCGACGTAGGCAGCACCATTTATTGCCAAGTCACAGCGGTCAACCCAATAGGCAGCACTGCTGCTAACTCCAATACGACAGCCACTGTTACTGCGATTGCCCCATCTGCGCCTACTATTGGTACAGCTACTTCCACGGGAACAACAACCGCCTCGGTTACCTATACGGCTTCTGCAAGCAACGGCGGCTCCAACATTACTTCGTACACAGCGGTGTCTTCGCCCGGCGGGTTTACAGGTTCGCTGGCAACATCTGGCTCCGGCACGATCAACATTTCTGGGCTATCACCGGGAACAAGCTACAGCTTTGTGGTGTACGCAACAAACGGCATAGGCAACAGTGGCTACAGTGGCTCAAGTAACACCATTACTACCAGCCGTATATCTGTTTCTGTGGTGATTAGTTCTACTACAGTTGATTACGTTGCAAACACAGCAAAAGCATCGGGCTATGTAGCAGGGGTTACAGACGTTACGTTTACAGTCAATGCGCTTGTTGGTTCTAGCTCCACAGGCTCGTATGCATTTACCGTCGATACATCATGGGCGGCAGGCGACACTGTAACCGTTGTCAATAACAGCTATATTGAAGGCGCTAGCGGAACTGGTGGTGCTGGCGCTAGTCCGTATACTTCTACTAACGGTTATCCCGGTAGTAGCGGTGGCCCTGCCGTCTACGTTGGTCGCACTGTAACTTTCTATAACAATGCCTATGTAGGTGGCGGTGGCGGCGGTGGTGGTGGTGGAGCCTATGACACTGCCCCTTCTGGTAAATTTACTTATGATCTTGCCGGTGGCGGTGGTGGCGGTGGTCAAGGTTATTACAGTGGCGGCGGCGGTGCTGGAGGGTATCTTCCCAGCTATCTTCCGCCCACTACTCCCGGTTCTCCGGGCGGCGGAGGTTCGTATACAGGCGCTGGTGCGGGAGGTGCAGGTGGGTATCTTTCCCCTTATTCTGGACGTGCTGGCGGTAGTGGCGGTGGATTAGGTAGTGCGGGTGCTGCTGGAGCAAACGGTGTACGTGTTGTTACATACGGCGGTGCTGGCGGTGCTGGCGGTGCTTGCTTGGTGGGTAAAGGTTATGTTAACGGCGGCGGCGGTATTGGCGGCGCAGCTTATGGAGGTCAAACTTAATGGACTATCGAATCATTGCTGCTAACGCAGAAATTGGACAAATTCAAGTAACGTACAGCGACTCTGGAGTTGACATCGCTACTTATGCAATTGATGTACCTGTGGTAAATGGCGCTTTCTTAACAGGCGATGCGATTGTAGCTGAAATTCAATCCCGCGCTCCAGTGTGGTTGGTTACCCGCAAAGCTACCGTTGCTGCGGCTACTGGGTTTGATGCAATTACTGTATTAGTGCAAGCGCCAGAAGTAAACACGCCTAGCACACCAAACATCCCAATTACGCGGACTTAACATGGCTGATGCTCAAGCACAAATCAGTCTTATCAGTAATCTTTGGATTAAACTGATGACGTTTGAAAACGTCGGGGATACCAATCCCGGGCATAAGCATGTGTTTGACCACCCAACATTGTTAGTCAAAGGTAAAGTAGAAGTTGAGGTTAATGGTAAAAAAACTGTTTTTGAAGCACCGCATATTATTTTTATTGCTAAAGAACAAGTACATACCATAACTGCTTTGGAGGCTGGGACTGTTGCAGCCTGCATTCATGCTATTCGTGATGGCGACGGTGTAGACGATATTGTTGACCCCGCTATGATTCCTGATGGATTGCTGCACTTACCTGCATTTGCTAAAAATCTTGCTTTTCCGCCAGAGTAATGAAATGGCTTGTACTTGTACTTGGACTTGTAGTCCCGCAGGTTCCGGTAAAGTACGTATGCGTAAAGTGGTACTGGTCAGGGGACGCATTTAACCGGCAGGTTTATTGTTTAAAGTGGGAGAAGGTGGATAAATGATTGACCCAATCACTGCCTTTGCTACAGCCCAAGCCGCCATCAAGGGGGTACAAGCTGCAATAAAAATGGGGAAAGACATCCACGCCGTGGGCGGGGAGATGATGAAGTTCTTTGAGGCCAAAGATGTTGTGCAACGTGCAGCATCCCAACCCAAGAGCAGCTTTGCCAAGTCTGATACAGCGCAGGCTTTTGAGATAGTGATGCAGGCCAAACAGCTTGCAGATGCCGAGCGGGAATTAAATGATTGGATGGTTTTGTCGGGCCATGCAGATTTATGGCAGCAATTGGTTATTGAGCGTAACAATATTATCCAACAGCGCAAAACGCAGGAAATACTGGATGAAAAAAATGCCAAAGCTAAGAAAAAAGAGATGGATCAATTCATTGTTGCCCTGCTGTGTGGCGCAATTGCCATATTGGTATTTGGTATGATTTTTTGGTGGCTATCCATGTTGGCGGAAAAATGAGAATACTATTGGCCCTGTGCCTTATCTTATTTGCGCCGGGATGCCGCGAACGTTACCGCTATGCTTGCCAAGACCCGCAAAACTGGGGGTTGCCCAAATGTAAACCGCCGCTTTGCTTGGTTACGGAAACTTGCCCAGACATGCTTCAAAAGATACCCCATGACGAGAAGTAGACGCTACACTACCGAGGAACTAGACACCCGTTTGCGCTTTATCGGAGGCATAGTTCTATTTGCGGTTTTTGCCTTTGCAATGGGTACAATTTTGTATGACCTGTTGTTTGTTGAGCAGCCAATGACTGGCATGGCTCCGGCAGATAAAGCGTTGGTGGAAATACTCAAAATGATGGTGGCGTTCCTTGCGGGGGTGCTGACCCGAGTATTTGATAAGAGCGAACCTACCCGACCCATGCATTTTTCGATGCCACATCAAGCGCCTTGCCCTCCCCAGCCGATAGCAATCAAACCAAAAGCGCCGATAATTGAGGAAGATGACGAACGCGCCCGTGAAGCCGAAGCCCGTGCAGCAGAAAGAGGTCACTAATGTTTCCTATGTTTAATCCTTGGTTAATTCTTGGTGCAGTATTGCTGCTAATTTCCACTTATTTAGGCGCTCACCATTTGGGGTATAACGAAGGCTATGCCAAATCCCAACAGGAAAACGCCGAGCGGGTAGCCAAAGCCAACGAAGAGGCCCGAGCAACAGAAACTATTGTGGTTAGCAAAGTAGCCCAAACGTCCGTCAAACTAAGAAAGGATCAAAGCAATGCCGAGCAAAAAGTGGAAAAGATTAAGTCTGATGTCGATACTGGTGCTATCCGGCTGTCAATCCCTGTCGCCCAAGCCTGTGTACACACCGCCGCAGATGCCCCCGCTCCCAGCGGAGATATCGGAAGTCAAAGAGCCGAACTTGACCGACAGACTGCTGATGCTCTTATCTCCCTCGCCGCAGAAGGCGACTCAGCCATCCGTAAACACGCAGCCTGCGTCCAAGCCTACAACGAAGTGAAATCCCAACTGGAGTTGAAGAAATGAACGAAGAACAGCTTGCCCGTCTGGGCATACACGAGTCGTGGCTTCTACCTTTAAACGAGACATTTGAGCGTTTCAACATCAACACCCCGTTGCGCAAAGCCTGTTTTATTGGTCAGTGCGCCCATGAGTCTGGTCACTTTAAGTTCCTAGAAGAGAATTTAAACTATAAGGCCGACTCCCTTATGCGGGTCTGGCCCAAGCGGTTTAATCATGCGTTAGCCCAAGAATGCGCTCACGACCCCGAGAAGATTGCCAACGTTGTCTACGCAGACCGCATGGGTAACGGGGATTCTGATAGCGGGGATGGGTACGCATACCGAGGCAGAGGCTTAATCCAATTGACCGGCAAGGCCAACTATGACGCTTTTGGTAATGCTATGGGTTTAGATGTACTAGAAAACCCCGATTATCTGGCTACCCCAGAAGGCGCTTGTTTATCCGCAGGGTGGTTTTGGGAGCATCACGGTTTAAACGAACTTGCCGACCAGAATGAGCTAGAACAGATGACAAAGCGGATCAATGGCGGTACACTAGGGCTACAGGAACGTGCCGTTTTAATGCAACAGGCGCTTGACGTTCTTTCTGCCTAAAGGATGCTAGGTCGTGCCTCTAATAAAGTTTGCGTTAAAACCGGGTATCAACAAGGAGATCACAACCCTTGCAGGTAAAGGTGGTTGGTATTCCTGTAATAACGTGCGCTTTCGCTCTGGCTTCCCAGAAAAACTTGGCGGTTGGGTTGTTGATACTGGTGTTGTAACTGCTGCATATAAACCTGCTGCTGGTAATTATTGGGGGCTTGCTACATCTCTATTTGATTGGATATCCCTAACAGGCAACAACTATTTGG